AAGAATTTGTACAATAGGTTCTAAATTTTGTAAAACATTTGTTGTTAAACCAATAGGAAAATTATCTATTAAAACTATAAACTGAGTGTTAAGAGGTATAGAAGTATTCCAGGTTTCTAAACTATCTAAAAATCTATCTCTAAAACTAATTAAAGGTACACCTGGTAAATTAGTTCCAAATAACCCTAAACCAGGTTGAGCTAATGAACCACCTACTAGACCATTAGTTTTATTAGCAATACCTTGAACAGCATTGTTTATAGAATTTAAAATACCTGGCATAATAATATTTATGCATAAAAAAAGCTCTCAAAGAGAGCTTTTAAATTTAGATGTTTTAAAAATTATGCTGTCTTTCTAAAGTAATGGTATGCCACTGTAGTTGTAAATTCAACTACTTCTCCAGTGCCTGTAGCATTATATGATTGAGGACCTACATTACGAATAGAACAACCTACTAATTGATATTGTGCTACCCTTTCAAGTTGTTTATCTAATAATACTAAATCAATAACTGCGTCAGCTGTTGGCATAAAATAGTTACCTGTACTATCTGCATCATCAAATGTATCAGCTTGAACTTGTAAGAATTTTTCTCTTAAATTATGAGATTCATCAGATCTAAAAGTTAACGTATACCCTTCACTATTATCATAAGTAATTGTACCTGGAACATTAAAATTTAACCCCATATAAGGTACTTGCACATTACCTATTGTTTTACCAGGTAAAACTGCAGTAGTTGCATATACTAAATCATTTTCATCAAAAGTTACTTCAGTACCACCGCCGAAATTAATATTTAAAACTCTAAACAAATTATTTCTAGCAAAATCTCTAGCTTGTGCTTGTGTATAAAAACCTTGAATTGTCTGTGTTGTATCTGCCATATAATTATTTAATCTTTATTATTATTATATTGATGGGTTCCTAGTTACTAAATATGTAAAAACTGTGTTAGCCGGAATTGTAATAAGTCTATCATCGTTTACTCTTGTGGTTAATAATAACTCGAATACATTAGCACTTATAGGGTAAAAATTTGTTTCAATACCGCTTAAACCTCCTATAGCACTTAGACTAACTGTTGCTAAATCTCCTATATCAGTGCCAAAAGTAGTAACGTGTTGAGTAATAGTAGCTCCTGAACTAACTGTCATAGCAGTACCAAAGCTAAATTTATTAGTATCCACTGCACTTAAAGGACTATCTTGTAAATCAATAACATCTGCACTTAAATCAGCTACATTACTAGATAAAATTATTGAATCTGTACTTAATGTAAATATATCAGTAGTATTTTGAATTATATCACCTTGAGCAATAGTTATATTATCCGAATTAGCATCACTATTAATTGTTAAATCAGCACTTAAATTAATAAAACTAGTACTTAAATTATCTACTCTTGTACCTACTAAGTTAGTAAAAGTAATTTGTTTAGATTTATCCTGATCTACATCGACTATATACAATACGTCTCCGTCTGCAGGTTGGGTTAATATTTCTAAATCTGTTAATTTAGTATCAGGCATAATAATATTTATAAACTAAAAACGTTTAACCAACTAATTCGTTGAAATCTGCTCCAGTTTTTGTTGCGTAGAAATTAACTAATATAAATTCTGCAGCTCTTACCGGTTTAAGATATATATCAACTATTAACTCATTCTGATCAATTACTGTAGGGGTATTATTTCTTTCATCACATACTACTAAGAAATCATAAACACCTTCTGTATTTTTTGCATTCTCAAAAAGAGGGGATAATGTATTCAACACTCTAGTACGAGTTAATAATGTATTAGGTTCAAATACAAAGAACTTAACTGTTTGTCTTGTAGCTTTTTCTAAGTTTAAGAACAGACGTCTTACATTAATTCTATCAAATGCACTTGGCTTCTTAAGTAGAGTCTTTTGACCAAATATTACAAAACCTTCACCTGGGAAGAATGCTACTGGATTAGTTGAAATCTTATAAAGTTGATCTCTTTGCTTTTGCTTAGGGTATAATGCAAGATCATTAACACCTGTTACAATACCTCTAGTAAATCCTGCTGGTGCAAACCAAGGTTGGAAATTGGCATCTGTATTAGCCATTGCAGCACCTGCAAAACCAGAGAATGGTACATAACATTGATCATCTAAATATGAATCATAAACTTGTGCCCATTGAGCATAAGTTGCTGCATAACTAGTATTAACTATACTTGTATGAGCTTGAATAGGTTTAAGAATATTCAATGAGAAGTTCTTATTAGGATCATCTAAAGTTAAGAAACTCTTTCCTTGGACAAAGATCGGCTTAGGTAAATCAGATACAAACATATGATCTTTTCTACGCTTTTCAGCAAATTCTGCAAACCTATCAAAGATTGTTTTCCAATCACTTCTAAATGCTTTTGCTTCAGTTGTTAAGTTATTAACAATATCTGATGTATAAAAACCATCAAAGGCTGAAATAGATGCTGTGTCGTCAAAATACTTACCTTGACCAGTTCTTTCTAAAAATTCTGATACAGCGTTAATAGTACTAATACCACCATCTAATGTTAAATCAATATCAAATAAATCAATATTTTCTACAGTATCAAATAATCTATCAAGTTTAGCTGGAATACTACCAAGATCTTTAGTCTTTGAATCTTGACTTGCATATGAACCTATTGGGAATAAACTATCTGCATTACCTAAATTGATAGATGCTGATTTTAAAGCTCCTGATAATGCCTGAGCTTGACTTAAAGTTGTAGCACCATATGAAGCTGATAAGGTTTGTATATTTTTAATAGCAGCAGCATCACTTGAAAACTTAGTTGATGTAAATCTTACTTTATTAGTAGGTTTGCCATCAATATCTAACCAAGTACCACCATCTTCTGAGTGTGAAATAAACTTATTAGTTAAAATTTGCACATTAGGAGAATCATTTTCCTTAGAATCTATATAGAAACTTGTCGGTATACCACCGTCTGATGAATTTAACTGTCTAAAGCTATCAAATGAACCAACATAAGATTCACTTAATACGAAATTTAATTTAATTGTATCAGGTGAGAATGGTGATTGTCTTAATTTAAATAGACCTAATGAAACTGTATCATCAAAATCATTATTAGCAATATCAAACTTGCTAAGATTTTCCATTATTTCAGAAATACTATCATCTTCTTGACCAAAAGTACTAGTATTATTATCAGAAATTGATGATAATGTAAAATCTAATCTAGTTTCTGGCAATGATAAGTAGTTTGTTGTAAAATCAGCCGATTCTCCAATAGTTTGTGTATTTAATATACCATCAAAATCGGTGGCGGGGTTTAAATTTGAATTATCTACTGCGCCGACATAAAAACCTTGAAATTTTTCATCAATTGTCGTTTGACCTTTATTAAGAACTAATAATCCAGCTCTACCTAAATTTTCAAAAGATGTTAATTCTTCTGCTTTTGTAGCAACATTTTCAAAATCAAAACCATCTTTCTGTAAAATCTTATTATATTGATTTTGAGTTAAAGAGAAATGCTTTGGTTTACCTAAAGTATATAGAACCCCGGATTGTGATTGATTTAAAGTTCTTAAACCTTGGCCGAAACCAACTGATAATGGACTAGTCGGTGTACCAAGTGTATTACCAATATTAATAGCACTAACAGGGTAAGCTAAAACACCATAATTATTACCAAATCCATTACCAGAATTGGAACCATATGGTAATCTATATGTTAAAATATTTGCAGGGGATTGAAATAGTGGTCTTACTGTATGGTAAAAATATCTTTCCGCTGGACTAGTCGGTGTACCATAAATTTGTTCAAATTCACTTTGACTTGTTACTTGAATAACTTCGTCTGTAGGTCCTTTATCAGAGAAACCTGCAACCATAATGTTTGTACCTGTCGGAAAAACAGGTCTCAAACTTAAATCAACTTCTTTTATTTCTACACCTGGAGATTGTATCGTACGCATACAATTATTTAATGGTTCTCATACTATTTTTTTTGGGTGAATTAGTAAATGTAAACTATTCTAACTCTACTTTTAACTGAGAAAATGCAAATTCAAAGGTTGTTTCAATCTCACCCGGGGTTCGATAATTAAAATTTATACCCCCTAAACTTACAGGAAAAGCTTTAGTATAAACAAACTTAACTTTACCTTTATCAAATTCATCCAAGGCAATTAATGTTATATCTGCTTGATATAATGAAGAGGGACTTGTGCTTCTTCCGTTTGTATTACTAGCAGGTATATTACTAATAGTTTTAGCAATATCTTTCCCGTTAAACTGAGATAATTCTTCATCATTAAGAAGATCTAACCATTTATATAATACCCAATAATTATTAAATTCATTATCAATAGTAAAATTTACAGTTACATTATCGTAAACTGGCCTTGTATGTTTTGATATCTTAAAATTTTGACCACCGTAGTATATATCTTCAGCAGGTACTTGTATTGAAGGAACTACAGCCCCGTATACTGAAAATTGTAAACTATTTTCTATAATTACTGTATTATTTCTACTACCTAAATTTTGCTTATTTATATCTTTTAAAACTGGGGGTAAGTTTAAAACTAGAAGAAATTTATCTAATCTACTTTTATTAAATTGTGATTGATTTACTGTTGCCATATTTTATACCCTTGTTTTTCTAACTGATCCATTTCACTATTACTATTAAAAGCATTACCTATTATAACGGGTAATGTATTAGATAAGCCTGATTTTTCATTAGTATATAAAGAAGTTGGATTCATAAAATATTTAATACCAAAATCCATTTGTTGAAGCTCTAATGGTCTATTATTTGCATCTCTTTTTACTACATCAAAATACGTTTCTACTATATCATCTATTAATATTATAAGGTTCCACATTAGTGAGGTGACTAAATCATCATGATATCCCTTCTTTGCGTTCCATGTACCATTAGCAGCTTTAACATAGTTTTTTAATTCTCTTACTGTTCTATGATCGTTTATTTGTACTGATTCTAATTCATTTATCCAATATCTCATATTAGTAACTGCTTTATATTTAGTATTAGTATGTGATATAATACCTAGTTGTTGCTTTTTTCTATTAGCCAAAGAACCTCCCCATGAAATAATATTTTCATAATCATGGTTATTCTTTAATATATCAACAACTTGACCACCGCTATTGTTTCTTTCAACACAAACTAAAGGGTTACCCCAATGCTGTAATATTTCATATACCTTTTCAGTAAAATTATATGGTGATATTTCATTATTATGGTAAACTGCAACTTGATTGATATTAGTTAACTCTGTATAATCTAAAACTTGCACTACAGACGCATCTTTACCTAAACCTTCACTAGTATCTACACTTACAATATAAATTCTATCCTGTTTAGGTTCGTCCCATAGTAAATATTTTCCATCATCAAATACAAATAATGGTTCTTTAGTTTTACTTTTTAATTTTTGAAATAATTCATCATCTAATGAACTTTCACTATTAGATATAAATTCACAATTAAATTCTTGCTGGAAGGCTTCTAAACTACCTATACTATTAATAGTATCAAGTTTCCATCTATCATTTCTACCAGGTATTTCATTCCATAAAATTTTATCTGATGCCCACCCATTTTCCCTTGATTCAGCACCTGAATATAATTTATAAAATAGATTATCAGTACCATTAGCAGTTGAAGCTATAAAAATTTTTGATTTTTTAGATGATGATACTATTGGATAAACTGATTTCCAGAAATCATCTACTAAATGAGGTTCAATAAATGCAAGCTCATCGAGAATTAATACATTAACTGATTGTCCTCTAGCAGCTGTACCTGTAGTGGTAG